CGAAGGCCGAAACCGCCAGGCCGTTGTTCAGGGACTCGCCGGCCAGGGCCTGGGTCCAGCCGCTCTGCCCGGGGATGGTCAGGACCATCTGGCAGGCCGAGGTCGTGCCGCCGATGCAAAGCGTGACCTGCACCGGATTGGCACTGGTGTTGGTCAGGTTGACGTACACCTCGTCGATCTTATCCGTGCCCGCGTAGGACGCGTGCAGAGCGGTCGCGGTGCCGGTGGTCGTGTTCTGGATCTTGATGTTCTGGTTGTACGCGCCGGCTCCCGAAAGTTTTTGCTTGCGCGGGTCTACAATCCGGTTCGCGAACCCTCGGAGGTTAAGAAAGTTCTGGTCCGTGGTGTTCGGGACCCCGAAGGCCAGTGCCCCCCCGACCAAGAGGATGTCACCGCCGATTATCTTTTGCCATCCGGCCTGCGGCGGGATCGTCTGAAAAAACAGACTGTCGGGCGAGACGATATTCCCCTGGAAGAACGCGCCAACGAGCTGGTGTGGGGCAGTGTCGATGTTGCACACCTCCATGAACATCTCGTCAGTGCCGCCTGCAGTGTGTGCGAGCTGCATGTTTGTACCTAGGACAAAGGCCGTGTTTCCCGATGTATTCCCGGCCGGGGTCATTCCGCTGTTACCAGTCGGGGCCGCGCTCAATGGTTCTCTAGTGGGCATGTCAGCTCCAGATCTGGTTGTTCACGGACGAGTCCTGGAACGCGCCAGCACCGGCCAGGACGTCATTCTGCTGGCCAGCACCGGGGGCCGGAGTGGTGCCTCCCGTCCCGGAGGTGCTTGCGGTCGCTCCCGTCATGGGTGAAACCGCGGATATTGTTGGAAGCTGGGCCAAGGGGACCTGGCCTCCGACCAAGGTCGGAACCGTCACGCCTAACGCGGAGGCAGGCACAGCCCCCACGTCCTGCGCCGCCAGTGTCGGGTTGCCGCTCAAGGCCTTGCCGTTAACCTGGGCCAAGCCCGAGAGCGCTCCAACATCAACGTAGCTCAACGCGAGGTTGCTCCCGGTGATCGGATGGCCGCAGATGGTCGCGCTCGCCGGCACGGCGCCGGCTACGTCGCTGGCCTGGATCGCTAGGAGGGCTTTGGCCTGGGCCGGAGTCAGCCCGGAAGGTTCGGCCGTCTGACCGGAAATGTTCCCCAGTATCGTGCCCGTGGCGACTGCCCCGGGCTGCGTGGGGGGTGCGGAGAAGGCCTGCGCTACCCATACGCCGCCTATCCCCTCCCAGGTAATCCCGGTGGTCGGGTCGTAATAGACGGCTCCGTTTATGACTATGCTGGGTGCGGCCATGGGCTCTCCGTTAAAGCCCCGGGCAGGAACTCATGCCCTGCCCGGGGTAGTCACTGGTTAGATGGCCTGGGGGGTTTCTTCCCAGAACATGGAGGCCAGGCCGGTAACGGCGGTCAGGGCGCCGATGGCGACATAGCCGCCGGGCTGGATGATGATCGAGCCGTCCCAATCCATCATGGCGGGTCCACCAGCGGGCAGGGAGGCCGCGGTGAATCCACCCAGGATCTGGGCCATCCAGAAGGGCGTGCCGACCAGGGTGCAGGCCGCGTCCACCTTGGCGGTGGGCATGGCCGCGCTGCCGAGCACGTTCGCGCCGATGGCGGGAGACGCCAAGGGCGTGGTATGCACGGTGACGCCGGCCACGTTGTAACCGCCTATCAGGCCGATCGAGGCAATGGCGGCCGGGGCCACGGTCAGGGCGAAGGTGACCTTCTTCAAGGTCAAGTTCTTGGTGTTGCCGGCCGGGTTGCTCAGACAGAGGCCGGTGTAGGTGGTGGCCAGGGCCACGGACAGCGCGGTCGCGGCCTGGAGGGAGCCGTAAAACATGTTGCCCCGGAAGTTGGTCTCGTAATCGCGGCCGTGAAGCTCGCTGACGATGAACTCTCCGAGCTGCCCGGCGCGGCCGGTAATCAAGGTCCCGGTGGTAAGCGGCCCTACAGGGCCGGCGGCTAAAGTCGTGTTCATAGAATGGTCTCCTCGCTTATGATTGAACGGTTATTTGGGAAGGGTCCTCAAGGAACGAGGAGGCCTCATCCGATATTCCAAAACCCTGCTGGAGCAGGAAGTTGGTCAGGCGCATCTGCTTGAGTATGTTCGCCAGGATTTCCAGGAGAGAGTCATTGTCGCCGGCGGTCTCTGGCAACCGCATGATGACGCGCCCCAAGCTGTCCGTGAGTAGCGGGACTAGAACGCCCTGTGCGGTCTTGCCGTACAGGCTGGCCTGCTGCGCCCCGGACGGCTCTGTCGCAATCTGGCGAGTGATGCCCGTGGGGTCTACGCCTCCGCCCAGCACGGGAGCGGCGGTCGGAACCGAGCCCGCGGGAGTTGCCCCGCCTACCTGCTGCTGGCCGGCGATGGCCACGGCACCGGTGGTGTCCGTCCTGAGAGTATGCGGCGTCCCGGTTGAGTCGATGCCCGAGACGGGCAGCGGCCCATCCGTGCCCACCAGGAGCGCGTCGGGAACTTCCAGGATGATCTGGAGGTGATCCGTCGAGTTCATGGCCGTGGTGTTGTAGGCCAGGGTCAGAGTGACCGAGCCGCTGGCGTTGTTGGCCAGGGTTGCGGTCTTGGTGTTGTCGAACGGGTTGAAAATAGGGGCGTTCGAAGTCACGTTCGTTATGGACAGGATCTGTTCCAGGACGAGGCCCGGGTAGCCTGAGATCGTGACTTGGTTGGTGAGCGGGGCGAAGGCGTAGGCACCCGCTTGTAGCCCGACTATCTGTTTCACTTATATCCCTCCCAGGGCCAGGGCGGTTAACTGCATCATGGCGAGCGAGCCGGTCGGGCCGGTGTTGCCCTGCGGCCCCTGCGGCCCGGACAGGTTGATCCCCCAGTCGTAGTGAGTTCCGGAGCCATTGGTCTGCTGCGCGTTCATTACCAGCGCAGATATGCCGTCGTAGGAAACGACCGGGCCGGCCATCCAGTTTAAGGGGTTGCTGGCCTCAACCAAGATAATCCACTGGCCGGTCAGCCATTGCTTGTTCGGCTGGGTTACGACGGATTGAAGGCCCGTCCCAATGGTCAGGGAGCTTGCCGATGTACCGCCCAGGGACTGGCCGTAAGTTGCGGCCAAGGTCGCCATGGCCTGGGAGTTCGCGGACGAAGTAGCTGCGTTGAACGCGAGCTGGGCCGCGCTCAAGGCGCTCATGGCTGCGGCGGCCTGACTGAGTGCCGCAGCCTGCTGGCTTGCCTCAGAGGCAATCTGGCTGTTCATGGCCGCGGCCTGCGCGGCGGCAGCCAGGGAAAGCGCGGGAGGAGCGACAAGGTTCATGATCGACCAGAGGTCGCACGCCCCGTTGGGCACGGTCGCCAAGCCCTTCACCGTCTTCTCAGGCGTCTGGATCGTGACCTTGTACTGGGTACTGTTGCTGCCTAGCGCGTTCGGGAACACGTTCAGGATGCAAGTCCCTGTCTCGTCGGTGTACTCGGTGACGGTCGTCTGGACGACGAACCCCTCGTAGGTATCCGGCGCGTTCAGGATCATCGTGACGGACACACCCACCAGCGGGTTCGCCCACTGGTCCGCGATGACGCAGGTGACAGGTACGGTAGGGATGGCCATGGCCTAGTAGCCTCCTCCCGGGGTTGTGCGCTCGCGCTTCTGCGGGGTCGCCTCCCTGGCCTCCGGAGTCGGGGCCACACACAAAGATCTGATCCATTTGAGCATTTCCAGCCGCCCGCGTGCCCGATCTACCTCCTCGTGGACACAGATCTCCAACTTGTCGCGTAGGCCCTCGACTTCGTTGTCGATAATCTCCACCAGGGCGAGGAACCCGGAGTCGTTGCGCGAGATCGCGATCCGCTCTTTGCGGTCGCGAATCTCGTCAGGACTGAGGCGGACCCTGCTTCCAAGCATTTTGATACTCCTGGTCGTCGGCATCACCGTCGTCGCCACCGGGCGAAGCACCGCCGGGTCCGGACTGCGTGCCCTGGCCCGGGCTGATCTGGAGGTCCGAAATCATGATGGTGGCGCCCTGCGGGCCCATGCCCAGCACCTGGGCGTCAGCCTGAATCTGGATGGCCGCGCCGGCCTGGAGCTGACTCGGGTCAACACCAGCCTGAGACAGCACCTGCGGGGGAAGCGTGAGCTTCATGCCGCCACCACCGGGCGCGCCACCACCAGCGGCAGCACCGGCCGCCTGGGCTGCGGCTGCGGCAGCGGCCGGACCGCCCGGGGCGCCACCGGGTCCAGCCGGTCCACCGCCTCCGGCGGGAATGAGTAACGCGAGCTTTTGCCCGATCTTCGTCTGAGGTTTAGCCATTAGTTTCTGTCCTTTTGGGCTTTACGCGGCGAAGCCGCCGTCGCCCTGTCCGCCGATGGCGGGTGAAAGGTCTGTAGTCTTGGAACGCTTGTCCCGGAGTTGGGCCACCAGGCCGGCTTGCTTGATGCCCAGCTCGCCGGCGACCTTCGTGCGCTGGATGTCCTGGTCGCCCAGGATCTTCTGCTTCCTAAGCTCAAGTTCGGCCTGCGGGTCTGGCTGGACCGCGTTGCCCTTCTCCAGGGTGTTGACCTGATTCTGGAGCTTCTGGAGCTCGGCGGTGAGCTTCTGGATGACGGGGCTGACCTGGCTTAGAACGGCCTGGCTCTGCTGGCTCTGCATGACTTCCTGGTTCTGCTTGGCCTCCTCCTCCTCGTAGACGACGGACTCGGGGACCTCGAAGCCCATGGCGACCTGGCGGAGAAGCTCGTTGATGTTCACCATCGAGCGCAGTTGCGGGTCCTGGCTCACCACCTGCCAGAACTGGAGAAGCTGCTGGTTGCGCACCTCCCGGGCCTGGACCCCGGCCACGCCCCGGGCCTTGACGGAGAACGATCCCTTGATGTCCGGGTCGTCGTTGAACTCCATATTCCAGCACACGAGCTCGGAGACCATCGGGCGCGTCACCTCGTCGTCGTAGCGCAGGAGCTGCTCCCGGACCATGGAGTTGGACCGACTCATAAGCATGGACAGACCCGAGGCCGTCTGGGCGGCCTGGCCGACCTGCTCGTCGCCCTGGTCAACCCTCGGCACGCCGGAAATGTCGTCCATGAGCTGCTCACCCATTTGGCGGATGAGGTTGACCTCTTGGATGTGCGAGTCGAAGGTGATCGCCCGGACGGCAGGAGCCATGGCTTCCTGGCCCTGGCCCGTCCTGGCCCAGGCCTTGAACGGCACGACATCCAGGATGTCCTCGTCGTTTGGCGATTCCAGGAGGTCCATGTTCACGTCCATCTGAGGCCCGGCGCATATCGCGGCGTTGTCCAGCATGACGCGGGTGGAACTGTTCAGGATGTCTTGCGGGTCTTTAGTCAGGGCCGGGATGCCCTGTCCCCAGAAGCTCGACTCGTCCTTGTCGAAATAATAGAAATAATACGGCATCTTGCGGTCTTGCAGGTGCGTCAACACGCACTTGATGACTACTGGCCCCATAAGCCATACCTGCGCCCACATATCGCCCGTGGCGTCTTCGGGTACGTCAGGGCAGCCGGCCTCGCGCAGCTTCTCGGCCGGGACGAGGCCCCAAAACTCCAGGACCTCGTAACGCTTCTCGCGCTCTTGGCGCGTGAACGAGTTTTCTTCCTCACCGATGGCGCGGAGCTGGGTCTCGAACGACTTCCAGTTCATGGCGGTGCCTTCGGGGTAAGCATTGATAAGCTCGAGGATCTTCTCGCCGTCGAAGTCCTCGCGCTTGCTCATGCTCACCATGTCCACACGGGTCTTGATATGGCGCTCAAACGCGCCTTGCAGGTCCTCCGGCTCCATGGCCGCCGGGTCCGGGTAAAAGCCCCAGTGCGCGCAGTGCGTGACGTAGGGGGCGTATTTCTGCTCGGCCTCGGCCTCCCAAGTCATGGTCGGCTGGCCAGTGGCTGGATCCGTGGACTCGACGGGCTTGTACTTAGTGCCCTGCGACTCCGTGACCAGCGGTCCCTTGACGATGCCTATGCCAAAGGTGTTTCCAGCCCGGATGGCCTTGCGCAGGATGTTGGTCCACTGCTTGCGGGAATCCCCGTCAAGCTGGGATAGGATGGTGCGCTCCATGTTCCGGGCCCGGATGTTCGCGAGCTCCCGGATGGCCGTCTCGATCTGTAGCCGCGTCGGAGTGACGTGCGGCTGCGGCGGCTGGCCTGGTTGCGGAGGCGGGTTAAGCTTCTCGTCCAGGGCCTTAATGATGAGCTGCTGGTCCTGCACCGGCATGACCGGGTTCGGGTCGGGCTCAAGAGTCCAGGTCTGGTCGGTGTTGCCGAGCGCCACCTGGAGCATGAGGCGCGTGAAAATTTCTACCTTGAGGCGCGTCTGGCGCACAAACACGCTGGACCGCTTGGGGTTGATGGCGGCCTTCTGGGCCGTGGTGTACTGGCCGCGATACCGCTCCAGGTCCTCAATCCACCGCTGCTCGATCATGACCCGGTTGCGCTCGTACTCGTGGAACTGGTTGAACAACATCTCCCCGAGGTTGCTCACCCACTGCGACACCTGGGCATAATCGGTCTTGGGGGCGGTGGCAGTCTCGTCGGCCATGGGCTAGTAGCCTCCCGCTAACGCGGAGCTGCGGGGGCTCCGGCTCGGTCTGCGTTCGCGGTTGCCGCGACTGCTCTTGATTTCCTGGCTCTGGAGCTCCAGAAATGCGTACTGGCAGGCATCATGCGGATGGCTGTAACGATTCTTGGCGGGCATATCGCGGTATCGCTCGTCGCCTACGACTTGAACGCGCTCGTAGACGTACCGGCCCAGGAAGCCCTTGCGGAGCATGTGGCAGCTTGGGTCGATCTGGACGCACGGCTTACCGTCGATCAGCTTGGAGAGCGGCACGGCCACGGCCTCGCGGCGAGCGCCTATGGCGTTGGTCTTGGCCGCTCGCGTCGGGATGCCCATGCCCTTGAGCGCCTCGAAGCAGGACCGCTCGTCGGTCGGTGCCCGCTGGACGCCGGCTGGGTCGCCCACGCTGATGATGTCGAACTCGTCGAACTCGGCCAGGCCCGGAAGCACCACGTTCTCACCGAATCCGGTAATGCCCATGTCCTCGGCACACCACTCGCGCAGGATGTTGATGCCGCCACGCGGCGTCTGCTGGATCAGCACGGCGGCCGGAGTCAGGCCGAAGTCCCAGCCCAGGATGAGCGGTTGCCCGAATATGGGCCGGAGTGGCTCGGGCGAGGCGTGGAGGGAATCGTTGTACTCGTTGTAGACCGGCTTGCCCGAGGAGATGACGCCGTAGTCTCCGCCCAGGTAGGTGGAGATCCAGGCGTCGGTCTTTCCCGCGAGCTGCCGCAGGTAGTAGTCGTAGCCTCCGTCTAGGTGCGCGATGTTCTCGGCCAGGGGGTTGGCCTGCCAGACGTCACCTGACTTGTGGACTCCGCCGGGCTGCCGGAAGAACTCCCAGCCCTTGGGCGTGTCTTCCTCGGCCAGCTTGAACCACCAGTGGTCGTCGTCGGGCGGGTTGGTGTCCATCATGACACCGCGCCAGGTGCAACCGCCGTCCTGGAGTGCCGGATAGCGGCCCACACGCGACGTGAGGCCATCCAGGACAGCCTTGGGAACTTCCCGCGCCTCGTTTATCCAGGCCCCGGTAATCTCCAAGCTCAGGAGTTTCTTGACATCGTCGGGCCGGTCCAGGGCGCGGAACAGAAGGTCGGCCTCGACGTCGTTGTACCTGAACCGAAAAATGAACTCGGTCTTGTCGAACGTGCCGAAGTTCCCGTCGCCGAACCATTGCTCCCAGGTCCGGAAGGTGGTGTCCCTCAACTCGCCGTAGGTGTTTCGTACGATTGCCCAGCGGGTCCGGCGGATGCCATCAACCGGGCTGGGCGCCTGGGCCAGTGCCCGCTGGAATATCTCCCAGCACATGCCCACGGATTTGCCGGAGCCGACCGGCCCCATGACGCCCCTGACAAAAGCGTCTGAGGCGTGGAAGCGGTCGAGCGTGGGCTCGGCCACGTACCGAAGGAGTCTACCCATGCCTGGGCTCTCCCGCGCCTCGGAATATCTGGACGATGGTGTTGCCGTCGCCCTTGAGCTCTTTGCGGTCGATGTAGAGACCCACGGCCTTACCGCGCGAGATTTCGGCGGTGATGGCCGCCGACATCTGGCCTTCCTCGGCCGCCTTGTCGCGGAGCTCTTGGAGCTTGTTAAGGTGCGCGACGAGCGTCAGGCCGACCGCGTCGGCGGCCGGCTTGCGGATCTCGGCAAGCTTGGCCTGGACTTCCGGATTCTCCAAAATGCGCACGCCGTTACGGGCACAGGACGAATCCTTGGTTTCCTTGGCCACGTTGTAGCATGCGCGATAGGCGGCAGAGGCGTTGCCGTTAATGGCGTAATGCTGGGCAAACGCCAACTGCCTGCTCGTCAAGGCCTGTCGCGCCATGGCTTACTCGGCCGGGGCGGTCGTGGGTTCGGGTTCGGCCTGGGCTTCGGTCTCGGGCTCGGCCGGAGCGGCGGGTGAGAGCTGGGCGCAGGCGCCCATCAGCTCCTCGACGCTCAAGACGTTGGAGAAGGCGGTGCGCATCTCGCCGGATAACGCCTGGATGGCGCCGAACAGGTTATTGGCTTCCTGCTCGGACATCGAGACGGATATGCTGGCCGGGGTGGTGCTGGTGGCTGTGTTGGCCGTGAAGATCATGGTTCGGTCCTCTTTGTGGTTATGAGGCTAGATGCAGGGGCCGTACGACGCCTAGGCGCGAAAAAACATTAGGAGCGTGGAAACTTGGGGGGGATACAATCATCACAGAACAGGCGCGGCCACCGTGACCTCACCTTCGCCCCGCAGGTCTCGCATTCGTATGTCTTGAGCGGTCTGTGCTTCGCTCTGGCGCGTGCCAAGGCTCTATTGGAAGTCTTGGCGCACAGATCAGAACAGTATTTGATGTGAGTCGTGTTGATTATCGGCTTGCCGCAGCAAACGCATATGCGTTCATTCTTAGGCATGGATGCGCCTTACAACCACATCGTAGTGCAGCACTAAGCCGTCCACGCCCACAAGCGTTACTATCCTGTTAAGATAGGTGCTCCCAAGATTGTCGTGGATTATGCGCGTGACATATCGCAGTCGCTCAAGAGTGCCTGACAAGCGCGGAACGGTTATGACGAGCCGGCCCGTGCGCGTTCGCGCTGACCATGCACGCCCGTTGTTTACGATCGGAAGCTCAGTAGAACGCTGGTAAAGTGGCAAGTTGTTGGCTGACATGCCAGGGACGCTACGGGAGCACGCGGACATGCTGACGGTCAGTCTGTCCGACTTTTCACCCAGGTCAAAAAAAATTCGTACGAATGTGTAAAAAAAGCTGGACATCTATTCGCAGTAAGAATAGAAGGAAGGCGAGACCAAACGAACGAACCAGTCGGGATAATCAATGCCTAGCCTCACAACCCGCGAAGCTGCCGAAATCCTGGGCGTGTCCCCGAGGCGCGTCCAGGCGCTGATTAAAGCCGAGCGGCTGCCAGCAGTGAAGTTCGGCCACGTCTGGGTGATCGACGAGCGCGACTTAGAGCTCGTCAAGCGACGAACGCCAGGCAACCCCAACTGGAAATGAAAGGGCCCCCTACACGGGGGCCTTTTCTTTTTTCAATCGCTTCCAGAGGTCGTACATGCGCCTAGCGTGCCTCCTGCTGCACCCGGTCAGGGCCGAGACATCATCCGTCGTCCGGCCCTGGGAAAACGCGGCATAGGCCAAGCTGGTGCGTAGGACGCGCTCAACTTCACGCACCGCCGGTACCTGTGACGCTTCTCCGGCCCTGGCGAGCTCCAGGGCGAGGTCAGGCCCGAAGGTTTCGATGAGCTCGGAAGCGTTCATTTGCCACGCTTCCCGATCGCCATCCCAAGCTTGATCGCGGTCGCCACGGCGATAAACAGCCAGGCCACGGGGCCACCTGGGATGTCCACAAAAAGCGTCCGCTTCCAGCAGGGGATAGCCTGCACCTCCGGCAGCGTGTGGCTACAGACGAAGCTGATCCACATGACGGCTCCCAGCACTACCCACGCCCAAAACACATAGCCCATCACGCTTGCCTCCTAAGTGCCCACCGAACGCAGCGCAAAACGCTGTCTCGTCGGGATTTTGATGGCATGGCAGCTATGGGGATTTCTGTCTCTACGCCATCGTACGATATTTTTAGCCTGGGCATCCGCCCCATGCCGGCTCTCGACTTGTCCACGGCAAACGCGCCTCCCGGCATTTTGCGTTGCAGGTATTCCAGGAGGTCGCGTTCCTCTTTAGTGATCGGGGTCATGCCTGCCTCCGGGCGTAGTGAGCCAGCAGAAGCGCATCGGCCCGGCCGTCCTTAGCTCCCCCTTTGGGCCCGTAGAGGCTCACCTCGGGGAATAGGCGTGCGGCTGCGACCATGGCTCCCTCCTTCCCCACGACGCCTTTCATCCACGTCTGGGGCGTAACCAGGGCATAGGGGGCCTTGAGGCCATCGAGTATGCCGTGCCACCATCCCCAGTTCGCCCCGAACGAGAACATCGAGACGACTCCTTGTCCTGGCCTGGCCCCCACGCGCTCCAGGGAGACGTGCTTGACGTCCAAGGTCATGATGTCCTCCAGCTTGTCCCGCATCTTATCCGCTCCGGCCCAGTCCCAGGCCCAGGCGCGTCCGTCCTCGACTATGAGCGCGAGAGCTCCAAGCTTGCCGGGGTCTATGCCCACCCACGCTTTCATTCCGGGACCTCCTCGGTGTATTGTTCGGGTTTCGTTCCCTTGTATCTGACCGGCGGTTTGTAAACCTTCGAGTTGACATCCGCCTCGTACTCCAGTCGCTTGGTCGGTGTGCCCGCCCCGCAGAAGATCACGTCCGACCGTTCCCACCACGCCGACACCTGCTCGGCCCAGGGGCAGGCTTCCATGGCATCCCTGTCCTGCCTGCGCTTATTTACGTGCTTTGGGCCGCTCTGGTCCGAGAATGGTTTCTGGTCCCAATACGGGCGTCCCAGGCAGGCCCCAGCGACTCCAGCACAGGGCAATCCCTGGACGGCATCACAGGGTTTCACGCGTTCACCGCACCCATCAGGTTTTCTGATAGGTATTTGACTAAAATACCGACGCTGTTAGATGCCGTTTTAGACGCCATATTAGACACCATTTTATATATATTATATATATATATTCTATGTTTACAGGTAACGGCGTCTAAGTGTCGAACTCCCCCGCTCTCTCTCCCCCCCTGGGGATACATAGAGACCCGGTTAGGCGCCGTTTTCTTCGACATTGCCATTAACATGCTGATTTTATGCAACAAATGGCGTCTAACTTTTTCAAAAGGGCGTCTAAGGCGTCTAACTTTTTAGACGCCCTTTCGTACGAATTAGTCTTTACCATTATGATCCTCGATGAGTATCTCGGTGTCCTTCCCATTTGCCCCGCGCCAGGGGTAGAACATGTGCGTCTGCTTGCTCTTTGTGAGGTCGCGAACGGCCGCGTCCAGGTCTACACGCTTGATGTCTGGGAGCTGGCGAGCAAGGTCACGCATGGTCACGCCTGGCTTGTCCGCCGTTTTCTTGCGCTCGATGAACTTACAGATCCTTTGCTGGATCGCGTGCCAAGCGCCCTCTGAGACGTTCTTGCGCATTTGCCCGACATGGAAGGTTGTCAGGTGATTAATCAGGTCTACAGCCCAGGACACGGATGCCTCCTCTATTCTGTGGGTTAGGATGTCAGGTCCGTAGAGCGACACGGCATGGATGAGGGACACCTTCTTGGCGTGCTCCGCACACCTCGAGTAAAACGGGGATAGCTGATCGTTATCCCGATACTTCTCCCGGATAGCGAACCACTCCCGCTGGGCCGCTCGCATGCACTCTGAGGCTTTGGCGTCAAAGCTGATGGCGTGCGGACTGCCCTCCAGGTTCGCGCCGGGGATCGGGATCTGCTGAATCATCCGGATGTCTTCCAGGCACTTGACCAGGGACAGGTCCATCTCGTGGCGGATCGTCTCTTTCGGCTCTACCCCGGCGTGTTCGCTCTGAAACACCAGCGAGCGCGGGATGAGCCCCTCTGAGTAGTTGGTGTTGGTGACGCTGGCCCAGAACTTCGACGGCGTGGAACAACCGAGGAATGACAGGTGCGGCCTCTTGATGATTATGTTCGTCTTGGTGTCGGAGTAGGGCTTGTCGAACACGCTCCCCGCCCTGGAGTAGATTCGCATGAAGTCGCCGGACAGATTGGCCAGGTGGCTCTTTTCGTTCTGCATGGCCGCGAATAAGTGGCCAATCTCGTCCAGGAAGCAGGCCGTGACGTTGTGCGTGGCCATGTGCCGGAGCACTGCCGGCCCGGAGGTGATGTCGTCCGGACCCTTGAGCCCCTGCAATATGGGGCTGGCGTTCAAGAGCTGCGGGAGAGTATACTGCGGAGCGTTCTTGCCGGAGCCCGAGTAACCCAGGACCAGCGCGTATATGTGCGTGCGCAGCCCGGACTGCGTGACTACGCGCTCCCCGGCCACGGCTCCCAGCAACACGAGAGCGCCGGCCAGGGCATAGACCGGGTGCGAGACGGCGGACGATTCCTCAACATACGTCATGATCGACTGTAAGATGCCGCCCGGGTTGAGCAGGTGCGCGGGGTACTCGGCCGCCTCCTCTGACCTGGAAACATCCACCGTCACCGAGGCGTAGCGGTCTGGGTTGTTACTGGCGTCGGTGCGATAGATCGACTCGATGATCCCCTGAACCTCCGAGTCTTGCAGAGGAGGTGAGCAATATCTGGAGTTCGCCCCCTGAGCCAGTAACCCGACCTCGTCCGGCTTCAACCCGCAAGCGATCCAGCGCCCAATTAGCCGACTCATGCCGGTGTTTCGGGCGCCCGCGGGCATGAGAGTGATCTCTGGGGAAAGTCTGACCCGGGCCAGGTCCAGGTTGAGCAGGGTGCCGGAGATCGTTTTCTCGGTGGTCTCGAAGTACTTGATGATGGCCGGTGTCGCCTCGGGCAGCTTGATGTCAGGCTGAGAAGACAACTCCCACTCGTAGACTCCGCCCGAGACGTGCCGGCTTGGAGGGGCCACGACGAGCGCCCCAGGGCCAGCCTTGAAGTCTATGCCCTTCCCCAGCTCTCCAGCCCGGAGGGGTGTGTCAGAGTAGCCGTAAAAGTGCTGGCCACCACCACCGGTAAAGCACATGGGGCCTTCGCCCAGGCCGATCTCGTCTTTGATCTCGTCCCAGGAGAAATCGCCGCCGTTGCGTGGATCCACGTCCACGACAAAACGGTGCTGGTCCAGGACGATCCCGACATTCAGGTCCGGGAAGTCTGTCCACCATTTGCGGATGATGGCCTCGTCCGTCGTGGCTGAGTACGCCCCGCGTGGGCACACGGCGTGAGGGTGCTTCCCTATGGACGCACACTCCACACGCCCACAAGAGCACTTGCCGTTTGGCATGGGCCAGTTGAGCGCAACCACGGGCCAGCCAAGGGCCGCGTAGTAGAGCGCGTATTCCAGGCATGACGGTGTAAGCACGCGTGCGGCTTCCATCAGAACGGCACGTCAGAGTCTTGGAACACGGCCCAGTCCGGGCAGGAAGAACCCCATTCCTCAACGATGTGCGCGTGCGCCGGGTGCTGGCAGTGCGGGACGATCTTGTCCGCGTCCCACCAGAGACTGTTGCAGCTCCCGCAGGTGGTCCGGGTGTAGACTCCGGCCCGGACGTCTGGGCAGATCCGCTCGTAGTCGCACCATGTGCAGTCGGGGCCCTTGTCGGGCATGGCGTTGGCGGTGATGATGTACCGGGCCCTGGCGTCCAGGGCCGCGAAATCGTCGGGCGAGAAATAAACGCGCTCGGTGTAAATTTCGGAGTTGTTCTTATTGACGATGACGAACAGAGCCCGCTCCAGCTTGCCGTAGCCCATGTAGCACTGGGCCTGGCAGTAGTAGGTCGGGTAGGTCTCGCGCACGCCGAACTCCTTGAACGCGGCGAAACGCTTGTCGTTGGCGGACTTGACCTCCAGGATATGCGGGCGCCGGGTGACGCCGTGGATGGTCCCATCCGAGTGGCCCTTGAAATAGCCGTTGTGCGCTTCGTAGCCGTCCTGCTGGCCGTCCACCTTGAGCCCGGCCGCGTTTAGGTGCGCGATGACCTGGCCCTCGATGAGATCGCCTAGGCCAAAGAGCATGATGAGCCGGCCGTCCAGCGGTTGCTTGGGAAAGCCCCGAAAGCTGAACCATATCCGCCGGTCGCAGGTTGCGCCTATCTCGGACATGCCCAGGTAGCGCCGGGTGTCCTTGTGGCCTTTCTCGGCAGCCGCGAACATTTCTGCCGCGATCCTGTCGTGACTTTGCAGCTTTGGGAGTTCGCTCATTGCCAGCTCGCTATTTTAAGATATTTGCCGTCTGGGACGACGGTGACGTGCGTGGGGAAATAAAATTCGTCCCTGTTCTCAGAGGCGTAGGCTATGGCCTCTTCGACGCTAGGAGTCTCAAGCTGGTCGTGGAAGTTCTCAGGTATTCTCCTGTTCCACCACTCCCAGGCCTTGCGCTGTCCGTACTCCGAGGCTTCTCCGTCGAAGTCCAGGAAGTGGTTCACATGCAAGGGGATTATGCCGCCTGAGTCGAGTTTGATCGAGAGCTTCGCCATGCGGTTCCCGGCCCGGGAGACGTATTCCTCCATGCTCCAGCCCCGGACGGGGTAACGGCCACCCGCCGGGCCAGCGGGCTTGACGAAGTCCACGTCCACCAGGTGCTTGGGCTTGGCCTCGACCACCTCTGGCTTGGGCCAGAGATAGCCGCAGGCCGGGCACTCCATGAGGCTGATATGCACGAGCTCTTGGCACTCAGGGCACGCCTTGGTCGGGGGTGGCATGTCCTTGGGCTCGCCGGGCACGTTGACGACCGGGTCGTTCGGGTCCCCATGCAGCATGCAGTTCCCCGACAAGTCCAAGATGAGACAGTCGGTCTTGCCCTCGTGGGGGCGCAGGCCGCGGCCGATCATCTGGACGTACAAGGCCGGGCTCTTGGTCGGGCGGCACAGAACGATACAGTCCACGCCGGTTGAGTCCCAGCCCTCGGTGAGCACGCCCACGTTGCAAACGACGTGCAGCCGGCCGGAGTCGAAGGCGGCCAGGTTGGCCCGGCGTGAGTCGGGGTCCATCTTGGAATGTACGCAGCCAGCGGAAAATCCAGCGGCCGTAAAGGCCTTGGCCACTGTTTCCGCGTGCAGGATGGTTGCGCAGAAGACGACGACTGCCCGCCGGTCCTGGCCATGCTCTTGGACCGCCTTGACCGCACTGGAGATATGAATCTCCTTGGTCATGACGCCTTCCAGGTCCAGGAGGTTGAAGTCGCCCCCTGAGAGCTTGACGCCCTGCAAGTCTGCGGTGATGTCCTCGGCCTGCTTCGCCCGGTACGGGACCAGAAAACCCCCCACTTGTAGGTTATGGATGGAGACCTGGCAGTGCAGTTTGGTCCACCAGTTCTCGCGCTTGGCGCGGTCCCCGTAGATGAAGCCGTGGCCCAGCCGGTAAGGCGTAGCCGTGACCCCCAGGACGCGCAGTTCCGGATAAACCTGCTCCATCTTGCGTAGGAGCAGGGCGTATTGACTTTCTACGTCCGGAGGCGGCATGCGATGGCACTCGTCCACGATCAGGAAGTGGATGGGCTCGCGCATGGACTCCAGGCGGTTGACCAGCGTTTGGGGTGAGGCAATCAGGACCGGACGGTCGAGTTCGGCCTTGGACGATACGCTTGCGCATGCGATCCCCACGGACTCCCGGCCCTCCGGCCAGACTTTGAGCAGCTTGTCGTGAGCCTGGCGCACCAGGATCTCACGGTGCGCGATGACGGCCACGCGCATATCGTAGCTCTCAATCAAGGTCTGGATGAGCCGAGAGAACAAGATCGTCTTCCCAGCACCCGTGCCCGCCTGGAGGAGCAAGTATCGCTCCTCCAGACAGGCTTTGAGCACCAGATCAAGCGCAAGGGCTTGGTACGGGCGCAGGTTCATGGTTGCGCCTAGGCAGCCTTTTCCCAGGGCTTGCGGGCGGCCGGCTTGGCGGAAGCGGCTGGGGCAGCCGGGGCCGCGGCCCGAGACTGTTGCGCGGCGGGGGCGACCGTGGGCGAGCCATCAGCGGCCATGTACCCCTTCACGACGTTCTTCGGGGCGTAGCCGGGGTCTTCCTTGATGGCGATCCGCACCTTGGCGTAGAGCCCGTGCAGCTCCTCGGAGTCGCGCACGAAGTTGGGGTTCGGGTGGCCCGCCACGACGCACAGGGTCTTGAAGATCTTGAGCCCGATCTCGTGGTCCAGGGTGAAGTTGTCGAATATCTTGCGGCCGGTGAACTCGCCGTCCACCACCGTCATGGTGATGTTCAGGTTCGGGCGGTTGTTCTTGGAAAACTTCGCTCCCGAGTCGGTGACCTGGCAGACATACACGCCGGCCGGCAGAGGCTCGAAAGAGGTCTGATGATCCACGCCTTCCATGTTCAAAGAGATCTGCGCCATGATTATGCTCCCTGGGCGACGGTTTCGCCCATGATCTTGTTGTAGATGTTCCCCAGGTGGGGCTCCTCAAACGGGGCCGCGAGCTTCCCGGAACGGTCCTTCGCCGGATGGCGTTCCCATTCGTCGGTGATAAAGACGCGGTCCTCGTTCCCGTCGATGGTGACCTTGGTGTAGAAGAACACCTCGTCGAAGTACGAGATCAGGCGGTCCTTCAAGGTTGCCCCCTGCAAGGCCGGCCCGTAAAAGCGTCGGTTGAGCTCATCCTTCTCGTTTTGAGGCAGGCAGGTGAAGACGACGTTGTAGTTCTTCATGTCCCGGAAGCCCTTTATGAGCGAGGTCATGATGTCAGCGTATTCCCCCCAGAGCTTGAAGGTGTCAGCCGAGTTTGTGTGCTTGCGCTTCATGGCCTCGACGCAGCGCCCGGCGATCTCGGTCAGGGAGTCGATGAAGATCCACTTGTACCGGGACTTCATCTCCGCGTCGGTGTTGAGCAGGTTGAAAGCCTCGACAAACTCGTCGATGCTCTTGATCTCGTAGCCCTCGACGCGCCCGTCCCGGACCAGATCGGCCACGGCCAGGAGTCCGGACTCAGCCGAGAGCACGCAGGCCTTATCCGTTTCAGGAATCGTACGAATCAGAGACGTTTTCCCGATGCCGCTGTGCCCGATAACGAGGCCGCAGAAGCGGGACACGCTCTCGTGGGTGATGGGTGTAAGTGCCACGGTTAGTCCTCCAGGCTGTCAAGCTTGACGGAGGGCTGGGCCGGCTTGACGATCATGGCCCGCTTTATGATTTCGGTCTGATCGTCGGGAGCGTAGTCGAGAAACCCGTGGAGGGCTTTCGCGGAGCGGGGCTTGAACTCCCAGGCGAAGGCCTTGAGGAATACATCGTCCCCGAGCTGGATGCGGGCGGCTTCGAGGACTTCCTGGTCCCAGGAGATGTTTTCCTTGATGGTCGCCGTGATTTTGAAACCGCCGGCCAAGAGATGGCCGGTTTTGCTGCCATCCTTATAGACGGCCAGCTCTGCGAGAATCTTAGCGATCTCACGGTTACGAGAGGTGGCGGCATCGGCTACCGCTTTGTTCCGGGTGTACTCGTGAACGAGCGCCTCGGTCTTGGCCTCACGCGGGTTGATTTGGACGACACGATTCTGTACGGCCATTTCGACCTCCTACTGGTTGGGGGTTGGGCGGTCTCTCGGATCATCTTGGCGGGTGGACGAGAGACCGCCATTTTATGGGACCCAGGAAACTACTTCTTGGAATCTTTTTTTTTCTTCTCACTTCCCGGTTGTTAGCCTCGCCCCGTTACTAAATAGGGCAACCATCATGTTAGGATTGTCCATAAGGAATAGCCCCATGCGTAAAGCTGTGTTGAGCGCGTCCTTCTTCGAACACCCCAGCGCCGTCTTCACGGAGTCAAGGCGATCCAGGAGCTCGACCTCGATGTCCACCGAATCCTTGATGCACCGGTTGGGGGCTTTAGCCATTGGTGCCCTCGGACAGTATCTCCAGCACCTGCGGATGGACCTTAATCAGTACGCACACGAGCCGAATCAGGATCTTCCCTTGCGCGGATATTCTCTTGGTACGCCGGATAGCCCGATAACTTTCGGGGGCGTAGCCCAAGCAGGTGGCAGCTCTGGAGTGGTTTCCGAAGAAGGCTCTCAGGACCTCAAATTGTTCATCGCTCGGATGTGTCGTTGCCATGGCTTCGGTTGTTAGTAGAAAATCTCCTAGTTGGCAAGGAAGAAATTCAACCAGCGACCAGTAGGAGAAAAAATTATAGTGCTATGGAGGGATAAGGAGGTAGCGAAAATGGATGGATACACCCGTGAGCGATGCTTCATCGGAATCATCTGCCAAAAATTGAAGGCGAAAGGGATTAGGCACTCCCCGGCCGCGCGGGTCGTGTTCGGAGGCCACAAGGAGCCGGTCAACGCATGGAGATCGCTCCGAAATCCTTCAGCCAAGCGGAGGAAGCCCCGAGGGTTGAGTTTGGCGGAGGCCTATGATCTGGCGGAACTGGTGGGCGAGCCATTGCTCTCTCTGTTGGTAGAGACGGATCACGCGGTCAAGGCGGGATGGACTTTAGAAAAAGACGACCCGTCGTCCTGGTGTCAGGAGGACGACGAGTCTCAAGGGAAAAAGAATATCTAGACGAGTCCCTCCTCGACCAAGTCTAGGCGCACATTGTCACATGCAGCGAGCAGGACGCCAGCCAGAGTGGCTACGTCCTGCTCGCTTATCCCCTCATACACGAGGGCCCTGCCTATGGCCCCAATCAGGTCAAGTCCTAGAGAGATGGACTCTGACCTGTCTTTCCCCCCGGTGAATGTCAGTCTCATTCCTCCTCCTTTAAGGTTTGTCATCATAACAATAAAAATGGTATAGGGGATTTTTTTTCTCCTAGCCGTCTATTCCCTCCGCGATCGGTATGATATCTATCTGGTAGAAAATCTCCTAATTTAGCTGTTGACCTCTAGGAGATATTCCACTAGGCAGGAGTTGTGCCGGGGGGTTCTCCCCCTAAATAGCTCGGAGGGGACATGACATCGTACGATACCGCGCCCACGCTGACGCTCTATACCAGCCTTCAGTCGGCGTTTGACCACATGAATCGCGAACTGTTTGGTGGCCGGCTGGAGGCAGTGCTCATTACACTCCAGCGCCGGGCGCACTCACGGGGGTACTTCCACGCCGAGCAGTTCTCCACACGCGGGGCCGAGCAGGATGACACCCGCTCCGAAATCGCACTGAATCCCTCCACTTTCTACGACCAGTCTGACCGAGAGATAGCGGCCACGCTCGCGCATGAAATGACTCACCTGCGCCAGTTCCTGGAAGGCGAGAACCTGCCCAAGGGGCGCATGCACAACAAGGAATGGGCCGAGATGATGGAGGAGATCGGCCTTACCCCCACCTCGGACGGCACGCCTGACGGCAAGCGCACAGGGCCCAAGATGACGCACATGATCGTGCCTGGCGGAAAGTTCGACAAGAGCTTCGACGCCTTGGTCGAGGCCGGTTGGAAGCTCGACTGGCAAGCGGCCCTGGCCGTAGCCGACGAGAAGAAGGTGGACAAGTCTAAGGTCAAGTTCACTTGCGGATGTGGCCAAAACGTCTGGGGCAAAGAGGACGTGAAAGTCATGTGCGCCCTGTGCGGGTCCGAGTTCCTGCCAGCACAATAAAAAAGAGGAGGCGAGGGAATGAAAAGGGTTCTTAGGCGCGAGAAGGGCGGAACATACTATTTTGTGGACGGGGTGCGAATATCCGGAGTGCATGAACTGCTCAGGGGCGACGTGTCCGGGCTCAGGGGCGACGTGTCCGGGCTCAGGGGCAACGTGTCCTGGCTCAGGGGCGACGTGTCCGGGCTCAGGGGCAACGTGTCCGGGCTCAGGGGCAACGTGTCCTGGCTCAGGGGCGACGTGTCCGGGCTCAGGGGCAACGTGTCCTGGCTCAGGGGCGACGTGTCCGGGCTCAGGGGCGACGTGTCCGGGCTCAGGGGCGACGTGTCCGGGCTCAGGGGCGACGTGTCCGGGCTCAGGGGCGACGTGGACGATGCCGAAATATCGGATGAGGACCACGAACTCGGGGTGGAGGTGTCCGCTCTGGTTATCGGCGAGGAGGAGGACAAGACAGAGGCGAGAGCCCATGATCCCGAACATCTCCGGGACTAAAAGGTGCTTGAGCTGCAAGCGCCCCCTCCCCATCGAGGAGTTCAGCCGCGACGGGCTGGTTTGGAACACCTGCGCTCGGTGCTCGCAGGCCAGCGCCGAAAGGTACGCAAGGCGCAAGGCGCAAGAGGCCGCGTGCTGCGTCAAGACCTGCCGGGGATGCAAGGCCAAGAAGCCTGTCGAGGACTTCCAGGAAGGTGACGTGACCTATGGCCTCTGTGGGCTCTGCCGAGAGACGCGGAACATGGAGCGGGCACGCCGACTCTTAGCCGCGGCGGCCAAGAAAGAGGCCCGTAGGCTTGCCTCGGAGGCGGCCATGGACTGGGCGAATATTAAATTCGAGGGAGCCAGCGGCCCGTACAGCCCGGAAGTCCTGGGGGCCTATCCCCCCCATAACTACTCGAAGGAGCAGAGATGAAAATCATCGGCATCAGCGGAAAAATGGGCACGGGCAAAACAACCCTGGCCAACATCATCGTGGGGAAGATCCCCGGAGCGATTCGCATGAGCTTCGCGGACCCGGTGCGGGAGGAGGTGGCCGAACTCCTGGGGCTCGTCCCCGACGATGTGCGAGACCAGCGATTCAAGGAGCGCACGTTTAAGCTCGGGAAGCGGTCCATGACCGGACGTGAGATCCTCCAATGGTGGGGGACGGAGATCCGACGCAAGGCAGACTGCGATTATTGGGTGTCCATCATGGCTAGGCGCCTATCCAGTCTGCATGACTCCTATATCCCCATCGTGGTCATCGACGACGTGCGCTTCCGGTCCGAAGCGCAGATCATCCCCCGCTTGATCCGGCTGGACCCCTATCCGGGATGGGCGCCAGGTCCGAACGCCAACCACCCGAGCGAAACGGACTTGGACAACTGGGGATCGTTCCAGGCTGCGTTCAGTCCCGTGTACGGGACACTGGCGGATGTGGCTGACCGCATCCTGTACCCCAACAAATAGGAGAGCCCATGCGAACCGACGAGCCCTTGCTTCCGGCGCCGACGACATACATCGGCGTCAAGCTGATCCAGGCCCACCCCGAAGAAAAGGACGGTCGGCCCGGGTATGCCGTCTACTACCCGGACGGATACGTCTCCTGGTCTCCGAAGGACGCGTTCGAGCGGGCCTACTTCCCTCTGGCCGATCCGGCCGGGACTAAGATCTGCGAGGCGGATGTGGACGCCTTCCTCTTGGAGCCCGACCCGACTCAGATTGAGTTCAAGACCACCCTGGTTATTCAGGACACCATCACCGGCTCTGTCCAGCACGAGTTCAGTTCCTGCGTCGATCCGGCCAACTATGACCACGAGCTGGGCACGAGCATCTGCGTCGAGCGGATCAAGGACCGAATCTGGCCCATGCTTGGCTTCGTGCTCCAGTGGGGTAGGAACGGCCTAACCATGAAGGAGAAGTCATGACCTATTGGCACACCAGGGCCGAAGCCGAGCGCCTCCTTTGCCCCGAACCCAAGTTCAGACAGTGCGCCGGGGCTGCCTGCGCGGCCTGGGTATGGGCGGGCTTCGAGCGGCGGGCAGTGGGAGAATACCCTTGCACCGATTGCGTCGGGGACGATCCTGAGTGCGAGAAGTGCGGAGGCACGGGGAAATACACCGCCTACGAAAACGCCCAGGTCGGCGGTTGCGGACGCCGCACGTTGCCGTAATCAGGGCCGCGCCCAAGCAGGGCCTTGTTTTAGATATGGGAGCCCTCCCGGGCGAGGGCTCCCCCACTAAACCAAGGAGCAGATGATGAGCATCGAGAACTGGCACAAGAAGATCCTGGCCGAGAACCATAACAAGAAGATGCAGGCGGTGGAACGGCCTCGGCATGGCCGCAACATGTCCCAGGCCACGCGCCGGCAGCTCGTGTGCGCCTCGATGATTCAGGCCGTCCTGGACGCGAGTGTGCATGCGTACCGCCTGGCCAAAACCCGGACGTGCCCGTGGACAAAGTCGTCCCGGACGAGGTCAAACGCCTGCTCTTGTCCCTGCAACAGAACAGGGCCAGGGCCTACGCCGCGGCCGGGCATCCGCTGGACACGCATGGGCATATCCACCTGGAGCAGGACGCACTAGCGAAGTACCACGGCATGTTGCGCACGGTTCAGGCCGAGATCATCGCCCCGTACGGGGACACGGTGAACGCCGTGGACTTCATCGCCGCCGCGCCCGACTGTTTTGAGGTGCTGGACGCTCTACTCGAAATGTATGTGGACCTCGCGAATAGTGGTGATTGTGGGAATTGGGACCCAGAAAAAATGCCCGAGGTGATAAGCGCCCGTGCGGCCATCGCCAAAGCCAAGGGGGCCTAGCCATGAAGCGCCTCAACACCCACCCCATCCGGCCCGACCGCGTGCGCGAGGATACCAGCGTGGCCGTGCGGGCGCTGATCAGAAGCATACGGCGGCCAAGTTGGCATACCGATGGCTACCGGACGCCGCAGGAGGCACAGGAAGCGCGAGAGACGGCGGAGGCGCCCCATGCTTCGTCCTGAGGACATGGCTGGCATGGCCTTTTCAGACTTCGTGCGCCTGGGCCTCGTGGAGGGCCTGGCCAACGAAGCCTACCACGAATCCCCGGGGGTGAGCAAAACAGGTCTGGATCACATTTCCAAGTCCGCCGCGCACTACGTGGCCTATGTCCAGGGAAACGACAAAGACACCGACGCCAAGCGATTTGGCCATCTTTTCCACCGCTTCATCCTGGAGCCGGACTTGTGCCGGCTGGCCGTTTGGGATGGCCCGGCCAGGAACACCAAAGCCGGGAAAGAAGCCTGGGCCGAATTTCTTGAAAAGCATCAGGAGCACGAGGTTGTAAGCGTTGATGAAAGTCGGGCGCTGGAGGGGATGCGGGCCAGTGTCTACGCACATTCCGCTGCCAGAAACTTGTTGAATATCTCTGGCCGTTCCGAGTTGTCCCGTTGGTCCTATGACCAGCGCACCGGGGAACTGTGCAAAGTGCGCCCAGACAGGCTTTTGGACATCGGCATGGCCTTTGACCTCAAGAGCTGCAAAGACGCGAGCCCACGGGGCTTCTCCAAGGCCTGCGCCGAGCGCCGATACCATGTCCAAGGGGCTTTTTACCCTGACAAGCTGGGCCTGGATGAAAAGCGATTCCCGTTCATCGCCGTCGAGAAGGACCCCCCCTATGCCGTGGCCGTCTACGAACTTGATCCCCAGGCCGTGGAGTTCGGGCGCTACCTCTACGAGCGGGACTTGATCCGCTTGGCCGAGTGCAAAATTTCCAAACAGTGGCCCGCGTATTCAGAGAAAATTGAAAGGCTCACGCTTCCCGCGTGGGCTACAAAGGAGATTTAGCCATGACTGACAACTCGTTTGCATCCTCAGTGCTGACCAACAAGGGAGAAGTTGCGATCCAGGTCATGTCCGAGCCGTCTTCTGCATTGGCCACTACCGACCAGAAGCGGGCCGTGGCCGAGGTTCAAGCGGCCCTGGCGATAGCCAGGGGGTGCCCAAGGAACGAGCTTAAGGCCCGGGAAAAGCTTCTCCAGGCCTGCCAGCGTCCATCCCTCGCAAGTGTGGCCGTGTACAGCTACCCGCGCGGGGGGCAGTCGATTTCCGGCCCCTCTATAAGACTGGCGGAAGCCGCAGCCCGATGTTTCGGGAATATGACCTACGGATTCAGGGAAATATCCCGCACCGACGGGGGGTCTGAATGCGAATCGTTCGCCTGGGACCTGGAGACGAATACCAGGGCCGTCCGGCAATTCAACGTGCGCCATATCCGTGACACCAGGAGCGGCCCCGTACAACTCAAGGACGAGCGCGACATTTATGAGATGATCGCCAACTATTCACAGCGCCGGGTTCGGGCCTGCATCCTGGAGATAGTACCCGGTGACATCATCGAAGACGCCGTTGCCGAATGCGATAAGACCCAACGGGCCAGCCTGGGAGACAAGCCTATCAAGGAAGTCGTCAAGGATATGCTAGAGGCTTTCGAGAAGTTCAAGGTCAACCGTGAGGCCATCGAGAAGCGCATGGGCCATCGAGTAGACACGGCAACCCCTGCGGAGATCATTGGACTCAAGAAAATATGGCTGAGCATCGAGGAAGGATTCAGCGGGGCTAAGGATTGGTTCGACCTGGGCACTACCGATGACGGAGCAGACGACCTCAACGAGAAGCTCAAGAAGGCGGCCAAGAAGGAAGAGCCGAAGGCCCAGCTCCAGCCCGACCAGCCGACCACCATCCCGTGCCCCCAACTGGTGGACGAAGAAAGCGGGCAGCCCATGAAGGTGTTTCTGGCCAAGTGCGAGGGCTGCAAAGACCGGACCACCTGCCTGAGTCACGAGAAGGCATAGCCATGTCCACTAAAGATTGCCCCCGCTGCGAGGTCACCAAGGACGTGGCCGAGTTCATGGCGAACGGTCGCGAGTTCGTGGAGTGCAACCGCTGCCGCAGGATGCGCACTGAGTCCAAGCATCGGGCCAGGAATGGGGAAGCGCGACCCTACAGGGCGCTTGTTGAGGATTTGGGCGAGGATGCCGAGTACCGCGCCCGGGTGCGCCGGGCGATCAAGATGCCGATCCCGCACGCCGCGTCGTTCCTGGCCGATGTTGGGCGCGATGCCCGGATGTGCCCGGTGAGATAGTCGTGGGGCAAACGGCTCCATGCCGTGTGGTGCGAAAGTAGACCCAGGTCCCCAAACACATAGCCCCCGTCGGTCGGGCGTGTTCCAGACCGGATTAACCCTCAACCAAAGGAGAGATCATGCACTACCGTAACGGAAGAGAAGCCAAGAACGGCGATACCATTGTGTCTCTGGGGATGGACAACGGAAAGGTCCAGGCTGTCGGGATTCTGTATAATGCGATTCCCGGAAACGACTACTGTAACGGCAACATTGCCCCGGTCCAGTCAGTGGGGGCCTACACCTGTATGTGCGACTGCCTGCACATTGAGGATGTTGAGGCGGCCCTCGCGGTGGCCGCACTCGATAAACGCCCCGCCGGGAAATAGCCTTCTCTCCCCCTGCTAGCGTCCCGCGACGTTGGCTCGGATGAGTGACGGAGAAGGAAAGGAGAAATAGCCATGTGGATGACTGAAGAGGAAGCAAAGTCCAAATCATGCCCATTGAGAGGCATTGCAACGGCGCTTATATTTTCACTCCCCAGCCTAACGAGAGCGACATTCCCTGAGGGAAGTTTAGAGGGTTGCGCTGCATCCGGTTGCGCCATGTGGGTTTGGGAAAGTGACGGGGAATCTTTCTCCCTGGATAAAGGCGCCTGCGGCCTGCGGAGGATGCCATGAGCCATGATCTAGACGAATTGGAGCGGTTGAGGTCCGACTATGCCCGCAAACGGGGGTTCTATGGAACTAAGGCGGAAGCCATCAAGGAGGCGTCATGAAGAAGGCCAAACAGTCGTGTCGCACCTGTAAGTTCGCACCAGAGTGGGCATATTCTGCCAAGGGGAAGATACGGCCACTTCGCGGGGGATGGTGTAAATGGGAACTGCCCGAGATCGTTTTACCCAAAGCGTACTATTATCCTTGGGCTACCCAGCAAGGGCTTCAACGAAAATGCGTGGGGTATGTCAATCATACTGATGGGAAAGAGTGCCCTGCCTATCAAGCCAAGGATCCGTCATGACACCGGAACAACTGGAAGAGATCAGGAAGAGGCTGGCGGAAGCGTTGCGAGGTATGCGGCAATGGGCAATTCCCGGCATGAACTGGACTGACGAGATCGGCCAAGCATTGTTAGCAATGGCTGACTCCGCCCTGGCCGACACGCAAGGGGTGAGCCATGAATAATCCTAAAATAATGCTCGAACATGAGATTGATGAAATACAGATATTCCCAGGAGAGATGTTAACCGTTTGGTTGCACTCTTATGGCAGACATGAAGAAAAGCGAGAGGCCGTACAGATAGAGTTAAGAGTACATCCTGGACAATATGGTAAGCGTGAAATCTTTATTTCCGACAAGGTCGGTACAGTCACAATACACCAGGATTTTGCAGATTGGGAACCAATGCTAACAAGTGGAGGGAAGTCATGAGTGACCTATATGACTACGAAGAACCAAGTGCAGTTGCGGCCATGCGCCAAAGGCACAGAGAACAGGCCATCGCCGCCGCGAAGGAGGAACTAATAATGGGTATACGCCGTTATCTTGAATCATATGGTGAAATTGACCCGACATGCTGTGATGAATGTAAAGAACTGTATGGGATACAACAGACTATCAAGGCCCTGGACGCGCTACAGAAGGAGGGGGAGTGATGGAGGGCATCATGCTTGGCGTTGTCATAGTTTATGTAGCGCTAGGGGTTCTCAATATCCTTGGACATGCCGGAATACGTCATCTTGCCAAGAAGGCCAAGGAGTCCCAGCCGTGACCAGGGGCGAGGGGGCGCTTACTCTACAGTCTCCGCGCATCCGCTGGGATAACCGTGTACCAGGTGGCAAATGCGAATGGTTGACACCACCGGATCTCGTGCGCTCCCTGGGCGAGTTCGACTTGGACCCGTGCGCCCCGATCGTTCGACCCTGGGATACGGCCAAGCGTCACCTGACCATTTTCGAGGACGGCTTGCTCCAGCCCTGGCGTGGGCGCGTCTGGCTTAATCCTCCGTTCGGCTCCAAGATGATCCGGTGGGTGGCCAAGCTGGCGCACCACGGTAATGGCATTGTCCTGCTTCCGGCCAGGACTGAAACTCGCTTGTTTTTCGATCTCGTTTGGGACGCGGCGGACGCAGTTCTGTTCCTGCGTGGGCGCTTCAATTTCTACCATGTGACAGGCCAACAGGCCCCGCACAATTCAGGGGTTCCGTTCTGTCTGGTGGCTTACGGGCGCCAGAACGTGGCGGCCCTGGAGAAGATCCGCGAGCGCGGCCACTTCCTGGACTTCTGCCGGGCCGGGGAGGGGTGATGCTCGGCATAGCGATTTGGGAGTGCATCAAGGCCCTGATAGAGCCTGACCCCTATTGCCATGGCTGCGGGTGGGGCGTGGGCCAAGGCCATGCGCCCTGGTGCGAGTTCAACCCGACGCGGTGCAAAGAATGTTCGGGCCAGAACGGCCACCATGCGGACTGGTGCAA